CCTGGCGATGGCGCTGGGGCTCAAGGACCGCGAGCGCGGACCCGAGGCCGAGCCCGAATATCGGGTGATGTTCCTGTGACCCGGTGGCTGTCGGCGCTGCTGTTCCCCACCCTGGCCCTGCTGCTGGTGCTGGTGGCCTGCGGACTGACCGGCTGCGCCACGGTGGTCATGGTCGTGGTGGACCGGCCAGGGTGCGCCAGCACCAGGTCCGTGACCGTCACCCGGCAGGCGGGTCAGCCCGCGCAGACCAAGGTAGACAGCCGCCGCACCTGCGGCGCTGCCAAGGAGGGAGGGCTGCCGCTGTGACCAGTCACCCCTTGGCCGTCACCCTGACCAACGCCGAAATGCTCACCGCCGCCATTTGCGGCGCACGGCGGGGCGTGCAGGGCCGGGTTAAGGGCCGGCGGCACCGTTGGAACTCGCAGTCCGACCGGGCCCAATGGGATGACGACATCGAGGGGTCTGGCGGCGAGCTTGCGGTGGCCAAGGCGTTTGGCATGTACCCGACCGGCATGGGTGGCGACGCGCCTGAACCTGGCGACGTGGGCCCACTGGAGGTGCGGACGACGCCGCGCCACGACGGGCGCCTGATCCTGCACCCCGACGATGACGACAACCGCCTGTTCGTCCTCGTGACTGGCAGCATGCCCAACTACGTCATCCGGGGTTGGATCATCGCCGGTGACGGCAAGCAACCGGGCCATTGGGAAGACCCGACCGGCAAGGGCCGTTGGGCCTTCTTCGTGCCCACGCGGCTGCTGCACCCGCCGCACACCCTGTGGGGCGAACCGCAATTCCTGTCCTGCCGCGAGCCGCAGCTGGACCACCACCACTAGGGCAGCCCGCGCCAGGGCGCAGCCGACCCCGCGCGGTCCTGACCGCACCCACCCCGCAGCCCGCGCCAGGGCGCTGACACCGACAGGAGGCACGCCATGCACCGCGCATATGCGATGCTTGAGGTGCGCGCCGTCACGGACGGCGAAGACCAGCGCACATTCGAGGGCTGGGCGACCACGCCGACGCCCGACCGCATGGGCGACGTGGTGGAGCCCAAGGGCGCCAAGTTCAAGAACCCGCTGCCGTTGCTGCACCAGCACAACAGCGACGAGCCCATCGGCCAGGTCCGCCTAAAGCGGGCGACCGACCAGGGCATCGAGTTCGTGGCCACCATCCCCAAGGTCACCGACCCCGGCCCGCTCAAGGACCGCGTGGATACGGCGTGGGGCGAGATAAAGGCCGGGCTGGTCCGGGCCGTCAGCATCGGTTTCCGCGTCCTACAGGACGGCATGGAGGCCATCGCCGGCACCGGCGGCCTGCGCTTTACGGCCATCGAAATCATGGAGCTGTCGGCGGTCAGCATCCCCGCCAACGCCGAAGCCACCATCACCAACATCAAGTCCTTCGATGTCGGGCTACGGGCCGCGTCTGGCCTGCCCGTCGTCAAGCTCACCACCCCTCCCGGCGTCTCGGGCTCCCCCAAACCCCAGACAGGAAAGGGCGCAGCTATGCCGCGCACCGCCAGCCAACAAATCGAGGACTTCAACAGCACCCGCGCGACCAAGGCCGCGCGCATGACCGAACTGATGGATCAGTCCAGCGACCGCGGCGAGACGCTCGATGCGTCCGAAACCGAGGAATACGACACGCTGGACGCCGAGGTGCGGTCCATCGACAGCCACCTTAAGCGCCTCAAGGCGCTTGAGAACGCGCAGGCCGGGACGGCCACCACGATCATCCGCACGGCAGCTGGCGACGCTGGCCGACCGGCGCCTGTGATCGAGGACAACACGCTGCACGGCGGCGCCACCCGCATCGAGCCGGTGGTGCGTTCGCTTGAGCGGGTGGACCCGTCCATCCATGTCGCCCGGCTGGCCAAGTGCATCGTGCTTGGCCGCATGTCGCGCGGCGAAAAGAAGGCGTCGGACTTCGCGTCGCAGATGTACCCCAACGACGCCCTGCTGCCCGAGATGATTAAGGCGGCGGTCGCTGGTGGTACGGCCACCGATCCGACGTGGGCTGGTCCCCTGGTCGGTCCCGCAGGGCTGGCCTTCGCGGCCTTCCTCGAATTCCTGCGGCCCACCACGATCATCGGCAAGTTCGGCGCCAACGGCGTGCCGTCGTTGCAGGCCGTGCCGTTCCGCACGCCCCTGGGCGCGCAGACCACCGGCGGCGCGGGCTATTGGGTGGGTGAGGGCAAGGCCAAGCCCCTGACCAAGTTCGACTTCACCCGCACGCAACTGACCGAGTTGAAGGTGGCCAACATCGCCGTGGCCACCAAGGAACTGATCCGCGACAGCAGCCCCAGCGCGGACCAGCTTATCCGCAACGGGCTGGTGGCGGCCCTGCGCGAACGTCTGGACATCGACTTCATTAACCCGGCCAAGGCTGCGGTTGCGGGGGTCAGCCCGGCGTCCATCACCAACGGCGTCGCAGGCATCCCGTCCAGCGGCACCGACGCTGCGGCGGTGCGGGCCGACATCGCGGCTGTGTTCGCGGCCTACCGGGCGGGCAACAACCCGCTGTCGGGCGGGGTGTGGATCATGCCGACCGCGCTGGCCCTGCAACTCTCGCTGATGGTGACCATCACCGGCGCCCCGGAGTTCCCTGGCGTGACCCCCAACGGCGGCATGTTCGCCGGCTTCCCGGTCATCGCCAGCGACTACGTGCCTGCCGACACGGTGGTGCTGGCCAACGCCCCGATGATCTACCTGGCGGACGAGGGCGGCTTCGGCGTGTCCATGTCCGAGGAGGCGTCGCTGGAAATGGTGGACAACCCGGTGGGCGACAGCCACGCCGGGACCGGCCCGGCGACGGGCATGGTGTCCATGTTCCAGACGAACAGCGTGGCCATCCTGGCCGAGCGGACGATCAATTGGGAGAAGGCCCGCCCGCAGGCGGCTGTCGTCCTGACTGGCGTTGCGTGGGCCGTCTGACGGCACGCGCTACAGGCCCGGCGAGGCCAGCCTCCCCAACGCGATCCTCGCCGGGCTTCCTTTCCCCCAGGAGCCCGCCATGCCTACCTACCCGACCCGCGCACTCAGCACGCGCGACCAAGCTTTCGTCGCGGCCCTACGCAAGCGCCCGGACGATCCGCGCTATGCCCGCCTCGCGGACAAGCTGGACCCGCCAAAGTCCAAGCCCAAGGCCGCTGAACACCAGCCGCCAGCCCAGCACCAGGTCCACCAGCCGCAGCAGCCTGCGCCGCCAGCTGGGCCCGACACCAAGGCCACAGGCCACGCGGTCGGCGCCATGACCCATGACGACGTGAAGGGCCCCCAGCCGCCGGCGCCCGACCCCAAGGGCGCCGGTGGTGGTGGCCACGCGGTCGGCGGCGCGACCACGGGTGACGTGACGCCGGGCCGCGCGCCCGCCACAGCACCCGCCAGCCCACAACCCAAGCCGGTGCCCAAGCCGCAGCCCAAGGGCCGCTAGCGGTGCGCCTGCCGTTCCTGCGCGCGCGCCCACCAGCTGGGGCGACGCCCGCCACCGCTGGCGGCATGCCTGCTGGGGTGGAGCCCGGCCTGCCGTCGCGCGGCGGCGGCGGGTGGCTGCGGATTTTTGAAAGCTACCCCGGCGCCTTCCAGCAGAACGTGGTCTTGGACCGCGAGACGATCCTGACCTACTTCGCGGTGTACGCCTGCGCGACCCTGGTGGCGTCGGACGTGGCCAAGTTGGGCGTGAAGCTGGTCCAGCAGGACGCCAACGGCATTTGGACCGAGACGACGAACCCGGCCTATACGCCGGTGCTGCGGAAGCCCAACAGCTACCAGACCCGCATCCAGTTTTGGGAAAGCTGGATGCTGTCGAAGCTGACGCGCGGCAACGCCTACATCCTCAAGCTTCGCGACAACCGCAACGTGGTGGTGGGCCTGCTGGTCTTGAACCCGGACCTGACCCACCCGCTGGTGGCGGACGATGGGTCTGTCTTCTACTCGGTCGCTGGCAGCCGCCTGAACCAGATCGAGGACGCGGTTGTGATCCCCGCGCGCGAAATCATCCACGACCGTTTTAACTGCCTCTACCACCCGCTGATCGGCACCTCGCCGGTGTGGGCCGCCGCCTACTCGGCGGCGCAGGGCATGGCCATCCAGCGGCAGTCGGCCAAGTTCTTTTCCAACGCCTCCCAGCCCGGCGGTGTGCTGACCGCGCCCGGCGCCATCAGCGACGCCACGGCCCTGCGCCTCAAGGACAGCTGGGAAACGAACTTCTCGGGCGAGAACGCCGGGCGGGTCGCGGTGCTGGGCGACGGGCTCAAGTATGAGCGCATGGCTATGACCGCCGAGGAGAGCCAGCTGATCGACCAGCTGAAGTGGACGGCAGACGTTATCTGCTCAGTGTTCCACGTCCCGCCCTACAAGATCGGGGTGGGCAACATGCCCACTTACAACAACATCCAGTCGTTGAACGTCGAATACTACAGCCAATGTCTGCAATCGCTGATCGAGGCGGCGGAACTGTGCCTAGACGAGGGCCTAGAGATGGGGCCCGGCATCGGGGTCATGTTCGACATCGACAACCTGCTCCGCATGGACACCATCACGCTGATGTCCAGCCTCAAGGACGGGGTGGCCGGTGCGATCCTGGC